TAACTGTGTCATTAACATTAATTGTTACTGTTTGGTTAGAACCATTTACTGCACCTAATCTATCTGATCCGCTTAATGTATACGCACCTGAGCCACTATTCGAAGTTGCTATTGTGTAACTATTTCCAGGTGTTGTACTTGTATCAACAATCGCAATACTCTTAGTTGCTTCGCCATTGTCTAGTGCAATTATAAATCCTTCATCGCCTTCTGTTGTTGCATCAGATGTTACATTAAATGTAAGACTGTCTGTTGTTCCAACAACAAAGTTTCCTGTCAATGCCGCGCCAGCTATGTCTGCTCCTGTTACACCTGAAATTGTATAAGGTAAAATAGTACCGTTATCAACATTTGTAGTTGAAAGTGTAATTGTAAACGTACCACCTTCATTAACTGAAGTAGTAGATGATCCTAAAGAATAACTTGGAACAATTGGACTTAAACTTGTGTCGCCAATAGCAACTTCAACAACTGTATCTGTGCCATCGAGTGACATTTGGAATGTTTCTGGACCGTCTGTAAATGAATCTTCAGAGGCAGTATAAACAATTTGTTGTGTAGTTCCAATTTCAAATGTACCTGTTAATGCGGCATTTCCAATATCAGATGAGTCAACTCCTGTAATTGTGTATCCGACCAACGTTCCATTATCAACATTTTCAGCTGTTAGTGTAATAGTAAATGATTCACCTTCGTTAACACTTGCCGCACTAGTTACAAGTCCGTAACTAATAGCTGGTGTTGTACTTGTATCTTGAATAACAATGCTAGTAGTAGCTTGATTGTTATCAAGTTTAATTGCTAATACTTCTTGGCCTTCTGTTGATGAGTCAACAGTAATAGGGAAACTAAGAATATCTGTTGTTCCAACAATAAATGATCCTGTAAGATTTGATCCACCTATGTCTGCACTTTGTACACCTGAAATTGTATAAGGTAAAACTGTACCTGCAAGTACATTTGATGTAATTAATTCTATTGTAACTGTTTGTCCAAGTTCTCCAGTATTTGTAGTGCTTGGATTTAATGTGTAAACTGGTGCGTTTGCCGCAACGTTTGATCCTATTAGTGTTGCTGTAGGTTCGTTCTGTGTTGCATAATAGTTTGCTGAATAAATTACTTTTGCACCTGCAATAGCAGTTGAATCATCTTGTACTCTTGGATATGCCATAAGTTTAAAGTATGAATCTGTAACTTCAACTTCTAATTGTAATAGGTCATCTCCTAAATTACTACGCCCGTAAACAACAATATTTGCTTCACTAGTACTAGCTGTTGCCATTGCTTTAATTACTTCTTTACGTTCACTATTTACATCACATGCAATAGTGTATTCTACGCCAAAGTAACTACCAACATACCAGCGGTCTAATTCTGTTCCTGCCTCTACTAGTGTATAGCTTGGCCCTGCGTAAGACAAATTGGTTCCGTTACGAAACTCAATCGTACTATTCTGTCCGCGTCTAAAGTATTTGGTGATATCGAAGCTCATTGTACCTTTTACATTCCTCTTTAGTATATTTACCTAATTACGGACTGTTACGATTGCTAGTGGTGTAAGCGTGTAATGCCTAAATACCACATGTCTAAAGGGTATTGTTTGCTTACAAAATGATGTGTAATTTGTAAATCATTATCAGTAATCATGTCTTGAAAAGTGTCAGGATTTGACCCCCATACATTTTCAGCAAGTACAATAATTCCGTCGTCAGTTAGATAATTGTTAACGTTATTAAAGAAATTTCTATGTATAGACCAGTCTAAATCTTTATATTTCCTTGGATCGTCATAGTGTGCTACATACGGATCCATATTGAAATGAGGAGGATTAGCAACAATTAGATCAAATTTTTGTTGCGGAATGTTTGTAAAGTTATCGCTTAGAATAAATTGTGCAGTATTTTCTAAGTTATTTTCTTTTATTGTTTGTAATACAGGAAGCTGAGTTGGCTCATAGATATCTGCCAATGTAACTTTGTTTGCTATACCTGTTGCAAGTAACCCAAACCCCCAAAAGCCTGGTCCACTACACCATTCTAATACATTGTTAAATTTTTTATCTTGACTTATTGCTTGTGTTGCATCAATAAAGTCGTCGACCATTGTGTTGCCACAGCCATCTGTTTCTTTGGTCCAGTGAATTTTTATATCAAAATATTGGATAAAGTCGTCTTCCATGACTTTAATTTTTTACTGTAATTAGCTTATTATATTCTGGCAAATAAAGATATTCAATATCACTATTACGTAGTGTACGCACAGCATCATCTAGTGTTTCAACTAATGGCTCGCCACCTAAGTTAAAACTAGTATTGAAAATAATACTAATACCAGTACGTTCTTTAAATGCTTTAATAACATCATAGTAATGTTTGTTTTGATCTCTATTAACTGTTTGAATACGACATGTACCATCTACGTGAATAATACTTGGAATCTTTTCAGCAATACCTTCTTGACAGTTTACAGCATACATCATTGTAGGTGAACTTTTCATTCCACGCAAGTCAAACCATTCATGTACATCTTCTTCTAATATACTACCTGCAAAAGGACGGAAATATTCTCTACGTTTAACTTTGTTTACATAATCTTTACCATTAGGATCACTTGGATCATACATAATAGTTCTATTACCTAATGCACGTGGACCGTTTTCAGAACGTCCTTGGAATAGTGTAACAATTTTTCTATCAACTAGTAAGTCTACAGCTTTAGTATTGTCTGCATCTTCAACAGTTGCGTCATACTTTTCTACAACTGCATTAATTTCTTCATCTGTATAACTGTAAGCTGGTCCTTCGTATAATGTTTCTTGTTGCTCTTGACGTTTATTACTTTTAGTTAAACGTCTGTGCATTAACATTGCACCACCCATTGCTGTACCTGCATCATTACTTACTGGCTCAACATAAATTTCAATGCCTTCGTCTTTTAATTCTTCTAAGTAATAATAGTTAGCAACACAGTTAAGACCATATCCGCCACTAATAACTACTTTGTTTTTACCTGTCATTGCAACTGCTTTGCGAATTAAATTTGCAACTTCTTTTTGGCTTTCTGTTTGTATTTGATAAGCCATGTTACGTCTGTTTTCTAAATACGTTACATCTTGATTATCTTCATCGCCATGATCTGTTAAGTATGTGTGCATGTTGTAATTAACATGAGCACCGTTAGGATACGTTGGAACAATAACATGTCTATCTGCTTGTGGTGTCATTGTATCATGTCTAAATATTTTGGGTGCTGGACTGTCTGCTTTACCGTATGGAAACAATCCCATAGTTTTACCTGCCTCAATAAAACTGAATCCACAGTACTCTGTAACTGCTTCATACGCTTTAACAATACCAGCATTTTCTGAAATAACTAATTCGTGTGTTTGGTCTTTATCTTCGTCATACATTTCACTTGAAAACTCAGGCATCCATGCACCCATAACAGGTCCATTAGCACCAATGTGTTTGTATAATGTTTTAAAGTTATCTGGATAGTTGCAATCGTAAATACTTTCTGTTTCCCAAACAGTAGTAGGTTGTCCGCCAATGTCTAAAGTAATAAATGTACCAGCACCATCAACAATAACTGCTACTGCATCTTCAAATCCTGAACGATAAAAAGCACAAGCGGCATGTAACTTATGATGAATGTTTGACATGTCAATTACTTGAGGATGATTACCACCTTGGAATGCTTCACGTTTAATAAGTCCTAGCTTACGTGCAAGTCCTGTATAAACATCATCGCCACTAAAGTCTACTTTGCCAGCAGTTTGTTCTAAATTTTGTGTATGTGCAACAACTAAAAAGTCTAGTTTGTCTGTGTATTCAAGTATCTTAATCATACTTGCATACGGACCACCGTCGTACTTTTGTCTTGTTAAACGTTCTTCTTCAATTGAAAAAACAATTTCACCGTCTTTTAATAGACATACTCCACCGTTATGTCCTCTAGCAATTCCTGCAATCCATACTGGCTTTTTACTTGGCATCTTTTATTCCTCTATAACTTCTATCCCAATTTGCTAATTGCAAACTTGTAATATTTTTAATAGTTTCTTTGTAGTCGTTAGTTTTACAATCTATAACAGTATCTATCATATTTTGTGTTTGTTCTGATAAGTTGTGGCTTAGATATGACTGGCAAAAACTTAAATGCTGTATTGGACTAGGGTGTAACTCTAACCATTTTTCGCCATTTTCTTCAAACCACCAACTAGAGTCTGGTCTATTCCAAGCATGTAATCCTAATGATTCTAACCATTCAGGACCTTCTAGTACGTATCTATATTGTTCTAAATCAAACTCTTTAAATGCATCAGCAAGTTCAGGTGTATTTCTTAAATTTTCACCATGTCCTTTTTGATGCGGAATATCTGTTCCTAGTGTTTCTAAGTTACTAATGCTTGTAAAATAAAACTTGCAATTTGTATCTTTTAATAAACCCTTAGTAAGTATAATGTTATTCATTGTATGTAAAAACAATGCTTTTTCATCATAAAAAGTTTCTATCCATTTGTCATCAAACACTTCTTTGTTTTGATAGCTGAATATACTACCTTTAGTTTGCCAAGGTTCTTTGTGTTTAAAGTTAAGATAATCGTAACGTAAGTGACTTGACCATTGTACTATTACTGTATCGTCTTTGTCAAATTCATTTGTAGCGTGGCATTCTGCAACACGTTCAGCAATAGCTCTATTTCCTAAGCCTGCATGACCCCAATTTTCATAGTGATCAAATTCCTGTGCGTAGATATCTGCGTAGGTTGGCCAATTCCATGATGTATAGGAACACCCAAATACAAATAAACGTTTCATTATTAAGCAGGAGTTGCTTCTTTGTTAGTACTGTTATATTGAGCACCAACTTTTTTCTTATTTCTAATTCCTGCTGTTACTGATTCACAAATAACACTTTCAACTTTGTCATTCATTGCCATGATACCGTCATTAACTCTATCTGCATATTCATCTGTTGTAACTCTAATAGGTGAATATACTCTAGCACCTTCGCCCATGTCTAAAATATCAAAGTTTTTATCTTCTGGATACGAAACATTAATTGGAAAAGTTGAACCTATTACTACTGTACATTTAACACCTAGTGCATGTGCAATATGTTGACCTACACTATCACAGCCTAAAAAGTAATCTGCATTTGCAATAATGCCAGCCCAATGTCTTAGGTCTGCACCCATAGGACTTGCTACAGGTTCTTTACAACCGTGTTTTGAAAAGTCAATACCAAACTCTGCCATGTGTACCATTGCATATTTTTTAGAAAGTGACTTAACAATATTAACTGAATTTTCAGCTTCAAAACTTCTACCACTCCAATCAGTAATTACACCATTGTCATGTTGTACTGCTCTACCAAATGGTTGGAAAACAACTACTTTGTCTTTTTTAGTTTTTTCTTTAACTTCGTCAACTAGCTTTTTACCAAACAACATTTCTTCTCTAGAAAGTTTTAAAATTGGTTTGCTTAATTTACGTAGTCCTTTGTTATTAATTTGAATATCGTATGCTTCTGCAATACTACATTTTTGATTATAGTATTCCCAAGCTCTATAAGGCTCAGGTGTAATTAAATTCATATCTTTAAGTTTATCTTGGAAAAGATTCTTGTGCCAGTGATCGTATGCTTTTGCATGTAGTACTGGATGACCTTTATAAAAGTCAGTACCGCCTTCGCATACAATGATAAAGTTATCTTCTGGATTTTCTTCTGCAAACTTCTCAAGTGCTGGAATACTAGCAAGAACTCTGCCAGCGCCACCATTGATAAAAATAGCCGTATTTCTTTTATCTGTCATTTTATATCCTTCTACAATTTGTGTAATTGCTTGTATAGATATTTAATGAAGATTAGTTTAGCTTGATTGTTTTCTGGCTGTTACAGTACCAGCAATACGTGTATTGCCTCTTACGTCTGTAGGGGGTGTTGGAAGCCCGTCTGCAACACCGTCATCGTACGGTGTACCATCTGTACTTAGATTCAATCTTTCTAAATCATAAGCAAAATAATTACCGCCACTTTCAGGTGGAACATAGTGTCTTGTTGCAGGGTGATATGTGTGTTCCATTAACCATCCATCTGCTGGATTGTTACGATCTTCTTCACTCAAATAACGCCCAATTTGTCCTGGGAATTGGTCTCTTTCACCATATACACCAGGGCGTTGTGCGTTTGGACTCTGTGGTAATCTTACTTTCCACGGGTCTACTCTAACTACTTTACTTAGATTAAACGTTGCACCTGAACCACCGCTTGTAGTTGCTGTAGTTGCTACGTCATTAAGTGTACGTGCTTCTTTAATATGTCTTGCGTTAAATGCATTACGTGTTCTAACACCTGTAACTGCACCATCACTATCAACTGATGTAACAATAATGTTTACATCTAATGAATCATTTTCGTTAACAAGAGCTGTATCGTCTAAACCACTAGTTGCCGCTTCAAAATCAAATCCTGGTCTCTTACCCATTGGTTGACTTAAATCGTCTAATGCACCTACATCTTCACTACCAAAACCAAATACACTTGCGTCAACGTTAAAGTTGTCGCCTACTGCATATCCTGTTCCTGCTGTTGCAATGGTTACTGTCCATGCCGCACCGTATGTAGCTGGTAAGCCTCTTAATTTTGTTCTGTAGTCTTGCCATGCAGTTAATAAACTTTCTGGCATATCTTCTGATACGTGTCCGTCACTAGCATTTAATCTAGACCAACGTACTCTTTTAATTGCTTCCCAATCTGTGTGTGGCTTAATAAAAGGAAAAGGTGTAACCCATTCCTGTGCAGTTGGGTTGTATTCAATTTCATCTCTATCGTATGTGTGATCTGGTGTAGGAACTTTAGGCTCAATATGTACAAATGCATTACCTTCCCAATCATCCATTGGAAGTGTTTCACTTATTTGTTCTCTGCCTTCTAAAAATAGTGTGTCTTGATCAGTTTCCATTAATTCGCAAAGTAGAGGATTTTCTTCACAGTTAACTTTAACCATGTATTCACTTGCCGCAGGTACAAAATCATCTTCAACTTGGTAGCTAAATTTAACTTCACCTGTACGCTTGTTATCTCTTTTACGTAAAAATACCCACATCTCTCTAGGACCTTCATAAGTCCAAGTACCCACTTTACCTAAGTTGGTAGTTTGATACAGATATGCATCTGGCATATCATATGAGAAGTCTACGTTTACTTCTACTACTCTATCTGTTGCATTTGGATCTATCATTCTATTTTCCTATTTGTTACCTTTAATAATACACCACGTATACTGCGCCTTCAGCACCTGGTGAACCACAACAGCAACCGCCGCCGTATGCTCTACCTGATTCTCCTGCGCCACCTGGCCATGAACCAAATCCTTGACACTCTCCGCCTCTTGTACAGCAACCGTTTGGTCCCATTTTAGGTCCTGACTGTGCCATTGGAGCAGTTGGTGTTAATTCTAATCCTCTATCACCGCAATGCTGTGATCTTTGTGAAGAACCTGTGAAACTTGCAATACCAAAGTCAACGTTATTAGGTTGAATTTGACAGTTATAACAGTTCATACAGCAACCATAACAGCTAAAGAAACCATGACAATGTGTACAGTTACTACAGTAACCTCCACAAGCTACAGCACAAAAACATGAGCCGCCTGTTGGTGTTCCAAATACAAAACTGTTGTGTCCTGCATAGTTATTACCTGCGTATAAACAACATCCTGATCTACCTGCACAAATTGTAAAAGCATCGCCGCCTGTTACGTTTGTTGATTTAATAGCATATCCGCCTGAGTCTGCTGGATAGCCTTGCATACAGCAACAGCCACCTACGCCTGATGATCCGCCGCCCCACATTTCAAATACTGCAAAAGTAGCACTTGATGGAACAGTCCATCTACAACATTTACCGCCGTTGTTGTTACAATAATATCTTGATTCTGGTGGTACACCATATGCTTGTGCTGGCCACGCTTCGTTGTGATCTGAGTTCCAAGCGTAACTAACTGTAAATGCATTTGGAGATGCAACGCCTACATCGTATCCTGGAATATAATCTCTTAAATTTGACATAAATTACTCTCCTTATCCTACTTCCGATTGATAGTAAACTACTACTAATCCACCAGCTCCCGGTCCACCACAGTAACAAGTACCGTTGTGAGTATGTAGCGTTCCTCCGCCTCCTCCTGGGAAGTCAGCTGGTCCGCCTGCATCTCTACCGTGTGTTTTATAACAGTTATCTCTTGACATTCTAGCACTTTGTCCACCGTATGGTGCTGACGTCATGTTTTCCCATGATGAACTAGAACACATCGCTGTTCCTGCTCCGCCGCCATTGTGTCCGCACATACTAAAGTCTGCGCCTTTTACACAACCACACATTCTGTTTGGACATCCGCAATGTCCTCCCCATGCAGTACCAAATCCACAAGTTGCACAACCATATCCGCCACCTGATGCACATAAGCAAAAGTAGCCTCCTGATTTACAACCGTTACCTGAACATGCATAACTACCACATCCTGTACAGCCCATTACTGGTCTACAGCAACCTGCCGCTCCTGCACATAATGTAAATGTTGCGCCTGGTGTTATTTCAGCAATTTTTCTACCGTATGATCCTGCTCCTCCTGGGAACCCTGCCATACAACAACAGCCACCGCCGCCATCTCCGCCTGCACCCCAAGTTTCAAAAGCCGCCCAGTTTACATCTGCACTAGGTGTCCAACCGCAACAACAACCTGGGTTACTGTTACGAGTGTTATCAAATGAACTGTGGTAAACATAAATTGTTCTCAGAGGCTTTGCTCCGGAATCTGTTCCAAGTTGTAATAGTGATCTTAATGCAGACATTTATTGTTCTCCTTAACCTATTCCTACGCCGTCTTCAGCTGGTGCTTCAGCATATCCGCCTACAGTTGGTTCTTCGGGGAACTTAACCATATGTGCTGGAATTTCATCTGCTGTACCACGTCCGTACGTAACTGGTAATTCTCTAAGTTTTTGTCTAAATTCAATCCAAGGATTCTTAACGCTATCAGGCATATCTGCTGATACTCTATGATCCGTTGCATCTAGTCTATCGTTTCTTAATTGTGTTAATGTTTCCCATGTTTGCCACGGTTGTTTCCAAGTCAATGTCCAATTACCTGTATCAGCACTATGCGTACACATTTCTCTTTCGTAAGCATGATCTGGGTATGGTGGCCATTGTGTTGCGTAAGTTCCGTAACCTTCTGGTAAATTTGTTACAACATCACTTTGCGTTAACGTTACTGTGTGTGGAAGAAAGATAGCACACATTAAAGTATCTTCGCCTGAACAATCTAATTCAACTAATCTTTCACCTTCTGGTGTTGTATCAGTAGTTGGATTGTAGTTAAAATCCTCATCTGGTGGATTTTGTGATAGTGTATTTTGTCCGCTTGTTGCATCAACATAGATATATAAAGTCTCTGGACCTGTATAACTAGCTGTTGCTGTATCCCCGTCGCTATTTGATTGACTCAAATATTCATTGGGGATATCATATGTAAAGTTTTTTGTAATTTCAGCCATTTTGTTTCCTTCGTTTGTATTTAGTCATATTAACTGTACGACACCTTAACCATTCCGCCTGAGCCCCAATGACCCCAACAGCATGGACCGCCACATGCAGTACCATTATATCCACCGTCTCCTGGGTAAGGTTGAGCACAACCCCATCCACAACCTGAACAAGTCATTGGATTACCGCAGTAATCACGACCCTTTCTAGTCATACCACCTTTTGGTGGTCCACTAACATAATCCCACATTTGATTGTGGCAGTAATGTGTGTGTAGTGGTGCGTTACGCGAGTGTCCTAATCTTAGATCACCTTGTGTACCGCCTGATATCTGTGAACATCCAAAGCAACAATTATATGCGTAGTGTGCATGACAGTTTGTTCTTCCTGTACATCCACCTCTTGCACATGTTGTTGGAATACTTGATCCAGTTACAAAACTAGTTGATCCGTCTATTCCTAGACAATCACGTTCACAACATGCTCCGTTACCTGCCGCACAAATTGTAAATGTGCATCCAGCTACAACTGAGTGTGATCTAATACTATACGACCCGCCACCTGCGTTCTGTGAACTAAACTGACAACAGCAACCTCCTGCTCCTGCCGCGCCTGCTCCCCATAACTCAAATGTTACGTTAACAATACCAGCTGGTACTGTCCAGTTACAACAGCAACCACCATTGTTAATTCCTCTATTGTTATTGTAGACGTAGAAGAATTTTGTTGGAACGGATGATCCTCCAATAGTGTCGCCTAATAGTGTTCTCAGGTCTGCCATAGTTAATATCCTCTCTTCTTACGTTCCTGACATAATCCAGCCGTAAGTCGACCCGGAATAAATCAATGTAATCGCTACGTTATTAATATCTAAAACTAAATCCTCAGATAAGTTTTGGATCTTTGAACCATTTCTGCTAAGTGTTACATTGTTGGTGTTGAAATTACCTGTAACATCAATGACTGAAATTGTATCGTTTACGACTAAGCCAGCGTTTGCCGGTAAAGTAATTGTAAATCCAGAACCCGAAGAATCAGCTAAAATTCTATCATTAACAATAGCACTATAAGTAGTGTTAACTGTACGAATAACGCTACTAGCAGTTCCTGTTGTTGAAATATATCTTCCCATTTTAGTGTTTCCTTTTTATTACTATATTTATCATTATGCTGTAGATGTCTCAATACCCATTGCTACTGCACTGACGTTCACGGCAGAACTGTAAACAACAAGTATTTGCCCTGCCGCCAAAGCAATACCTGATCTCTCTAACACACCTTTAGCTAGAATTTCTACATCATATTCAATGTATTCACTATCTAGTGGTGTTCCAGCTGATGCGACCGCAACTCTTACCGAAATAGCACTATTTCCTCTATTACAAATCGATAGCGTAACAATCCCGAAGGTGTTTGCAGGTACCGTGTAAAGAGAAGTGTTAGTGCCAGCGGCTAAATCTGCGTGTCCTAATCTTCCTGTGGCCATATTATTTCTCCTTTTAGCTCAATATAAATTGTTGCATCGCTACAGGTGATCCGCTTACGCCACCTGTGAAATGCATCTGTGCTGTTGTATTTATTAATACTCCGGTAGTAGTTGTTATTGTATTACCTTGAATATTGATAACACCAGCAGTTACACTATTTACGTTCAATTCTGAAGCTCCTCCACCAATTTGGCTAGTAATATATGTCTTAATAGCTTTCTGTGTAGGAACAATACTATCACTGTTCGCGGTAAACGTACCATCTGTACTAAATTCGTTAACTGTTGCACCAGCACCGCCAAGTGCTACTGCTCCAAGTTGTAGTTCTTGTAGTCCTGATATACTAAATGCATCAGCATTTAGAGTTGCAATACCAGTTGCCTGTTCAACACTAAACAAGTCACCAACTCTAAAGTTACCGTCTTGGTCTGTACTTGTGAAGAACACTCTTCCTCCACCACCTTCTACAGCTTCATCTGTAGGATCAGCTGGTGTAGTTGGAGTACCTGGATAGTTAGTAGTAGTGAATCCACCAGTACCAATGTCCAAATAGTCATGTCCTGTTAGTCTACATTGTGAGTATCTAATTCTCATTTCAACATTATCGCCATGTGCTGGAGCATCGTCTAACTCCATGTTTGGTGATATTTGTAGTAATGCTGAGTATGGTGAACTACCAGTTAATTGTGTAACACTAACAAGTTTAAAGAATTGATTTGGTAAACTTGCAAATTCTACGTTTGCACCAGCTTGTGGAATACTTTCCATTCCTTCAACCTGCATGTATTTGCCATCTTGTTTAGCATCTCTATAACCTGCTCCGTATGATATAGTACCGTTAGCAACATATGGGCTACCGTTTGTAAGTACTGCCGGAAATAGTAACAAATAATCTAAGTAAAGTTGTAAAGTATTTGCATCAATACGTTTTACATAATATCTATTACCGTTAATTTGTGTTGTACCACCAACTGTATTAATTAACACTTTGTCTCCGTCAATTAATCCATGTGATGTAACAGTGATATTTAATATACCTGTTCCACCGTCTTGTGGTAAACTGTCAAGTCCGTTTATTAGTCCTTCGTTAACAATGTCAATTAAGCCGCCCATTAAAGTAATAGCACCTGCTTCACCGTTGTTAGCATTTGTAGTTTGTGTAGTTACTACTGGACTTTGTAAAGTTGTGTAAGCCGAGTTAGCTAAAATATTAGTTGTTAGCAACGTTCTCATAAACTCATAAGCCGCAAGTTTTTGACCTTGTCTTCCTGGTAGCGTAGAGTTTACACCAATCCAATAACTTCTAGCGGCTCTAATTGTTTCTTTAGTTCCACCAAACTTAATATCATGTGCTAGTGCGTCAACATATTCGCCAACGTCTGCTTCCCATGTTGTTGCATCATATGTAAAGGCATCCCATAATGAACTACCAACCGCCGCGTTTGCAATTTGATTGTCAATATAAGCAATAACTTCGTCTTTAATAAATTCTTTGTTAGCTGTAAGCAATGTATAAGCATAAGGATTAGCAGTAAATGATACTCCTGTAATGTCTTTTTCATAACCTGCATCTACAACTTCAGCTGTAGCTGTTGTCCAACCTGTTCCTCTTGAAGCAAAAGTTGGTTGTGCAAGTACACCATCGCCTAAGAATACTTCTAATGGAGCATCTAGTGTATTGTTTGGATCTGTAAATGTTACTGTTGGAGGTGATGTATAAGAAGCACCTGGGTGGATAATTCTTACTTCACTAATTTTACCATCTGCAACTTTTGCTCTAGCAATAGCTTGTGCCGTTGCTGTTGATCCATCATTACCAGGAGCACTAATAGTAACTCTTGGTTCAATGCTGTATTGCGTTGTATTATCTAATTCAGTTTCAACTGTTTGTCCGTTAACTGTAGTGTCCCAACCTGCTAAGTTATCTGAATATTTTTTAATAGTTGCAATTTTTGTACCTGCGTTGTATGTATCAATATATCCATACTGCCCTGCACCTTTACCACCTACTAAGAATACTGCCATACCTGCGTATGCCGCACTCAACGAAGCATCTGTGTTTGAAATTGTAATGCTTGTAGTATCACCAGTTTGTGGAGTATTAGTTGCAGTTTTATAATCTGCTCCACCAAATGTTGATGCTGTACCTGTTAATCTAATCTGCATAACACCACCTGTAACAACTGTTGGAGTTAATCCAGTAATACCAAATCCATCTCCTGAGTAACTAAGTGTTGTGTTAGCTGGTACATATTCTCTACCTGCATGTAAATATTCGTGGTGTATAATTCCTGCGTTGTTAGTTACAACTGCACCAATAACTGCGTCAAAACTTCTGTTATCTACTGTTGCTTTAATAGCTGTTTCAGTTAAGTCAACACCTTCTGCTACAGTACCAAAGTCACCATATGAACTGTTACCGTTAGTAGCACGTATTTTACCACCTGCTTCTGCAAGATAACCAATGTGTCCGTAGTATGAGAACACGGAAACAAGTTCTGCTCTTCCTAAGTTAGTAACCCATGCACCAATACCTTCATCAAGTACCTGTGTAAAGTCGTTAGCAACAATTGAATCGTTACCACCGTTATGAATATCTCCGTCTACTTTAAGTCCAACACATCTTGTACCAAACGTTGTTACGTTTTGTACGTATGGTGATCTAGTAGCAATCCACGCATCTTCATCATCTGGTCCCCAACTTGGGTTAAGTGAACAAAATGCTCCTGCTGTTGGACGTTTAGTTCCGTATGCGTTTGGTGCACCTAATGCTCCTGCTAGTCCTTTAACAGTACAGTTTCTTAAACCAGTACCGTTTTCTAAGTAGAACATATCTTCTGTAAGTGATCCACCTACTGCGTTACTAAACCATCTACCTGTAAGTGTTGAATAGTAGTTACCAAAGTTTTCTAAATCCCAAAGAACTGCTTTTACATATTCTCTTGCATCTCTTTTACATGATGCTTGTTGAGCCGCATCTGGACTTGCTTCTTGGAATGCTTTAGTATTGTTAGCTTGAATATATTCATATGCTTCATCTACTAAGAATTCTAAGTTAGCTAAAATTCTACCTCTTGTATCTGTGTAAGCCGCATCAGTTCTTCTACCAACTTGTCCTACAACTGTTGGTTTAGTTCCTGCTCCGTTAACTTCATAGTCAATGTAATTATGAATGTCTTGGAATAGTAACTCAGCTGTTGTAACAGCCGTTGCATTACCTGCTGGTAATCTAACATCTTGTGTACGTGTGTTACCTGTACTGATTGTTGCAACATCCATTGTAAATGCCGCTCCACCGCCGTTACCTAATACACTATCTGCAATAGTAATTGTGTCGTTAATTGCATGTCCTGATCCTGCTGTAACTACTAATACGCTTGTTACTGCACCGTTAGCATCTACTGTAATATCAAATGTTCCTACTGTACCTGCCGCTGAACTTGAACCTGTTACGCCTGTATACGTACCTGTTGCTCTACTTGCGTCTGCGGCACTAAATGTATCCATTGTTAAGTGTCCACCTGCCGCTGTTTTAGTAACAGCGTTGTTTAATACAACATCGCTAAGTATTGCTTTCATTCTTAGTATAGCAGTTTTACTTAGGTTAGCATCGTTAACATCAGTTGGTCCTGCTGTTGCCGCACTAATTTCTGTACTACGTAATTCATCACCAACAACTGCTACATCTGCTGGAACAATAATTGGAAGTATTTCGTTATACTGTCCTGTTTTAACAAATACTGTTACGTTTGGTTTAATTTTTTTCTGTAAATTAGTAGTATTACCTGCTGTAATTGTATCTGTAATTAATAATGTCAACGCATTAGCTGTTGTTGCAATGTTTGGCTCAGCAGTTTTAGTTGAATCAGTAAATTGTACAACTGGTGTTGCTACGCTGTTTAATGTTGCGTAGTTTGCCGCTGGTGGTAAATTTGTAATAATGTTTGGCAGTAAGCTCATTGCGTAATTAATTGCCGCATTAGTTTCTGCTGTTTGTCCTGCAACATAGTTTGCACCACCTGGTGAAATATAAGACAATGCACATTCACGCATTCTTACATTACCGCCGTGTCTTAGATCCCATAGTAATGCATCTAAAATAATTCCAATGTCTCTACGACATTTAACTGCATCATATGTAAATGAAGTTGTAAATGGAGCAGTATTATTTGCAATACTGTGTGTAATAAATTCCATTGTTTGTTCTTGGATAAACTGTTTGTTCATCTCAATTAAATTTGTTGCTTCTGGGTTACGTGGCCCTTTACGTATTTGCTCACATGCCCATCTTGTTGAAAAGAATGGCTTATCGATTGTAACACCATATGCTGGTGCAAATCCGTCAACACCACTTTTACCAACATAGTAAACTTGATCTAACTGACCAAAGTATGCCCATTCCGGAGCATTACCTGCCTCATTAACTTTTAATACTTGACCATCTTTACCAATTGGTAATCTTGTTGGTCCTGATCCACCGTAGTAAACTAAGTCACCAGCAGTTGTTAAGTTACCTGACTCAACACCGCCTGACATAAGTTTCCAATATGCACCTGCTACATCTTGATCTGGTCTATCTTGATTACTTACTTGATCTGATGTGTGTGCTTGTACACAAATATAAGAGTTAACATTGTTAATTCCTCTAACAACATCACCTAAGTCGTAGTATGTTGCGTTAGCCCACGCATCTTTCCAAGACATACCTTCGTTAAGTCTGTCCCAATAAGTTACGTTAGGTGGTCTGTTTCCTGTTGTGTCTTGGATACTAATATATGTGTATCCACCAACTCTAACTACATCACCAACTTTATAAGCAGTTGCATTATTGTAGTCACCTTTTAAACTAAATCCTGTTGTAAATAAATCCCATGTTGATGCGTTACCAAATGGAACAACGTTAGTGTTGTTTTGCGTAGCAATATAAGAGTAACCACCATAAGTAACAAAGTCACCTATTTGGTATGCAGTTGATCCTGACCAACTGTCTTCAAATTCTAAACCTGGAATAAACTGTTGCCATTGTGTACTTGTTTCAATAGTAAGAACGTTAAACGTAAGTGTAGTTCCTGTTCCGCCAAAGTCTGTTGGACTAATTGAAATTGTGTTACCAATCGCATGTCCTTGTCCACCTTTAACTACTGTTACAGTTGCCGCACCAAGATTGTCTATTGTAATATTAAATCTGTGTCCAGTACCTGAACCGTTTGATGTTCCTGTAATGTCGTTGTATGTACCTGCTGTTCTGTCTGTGTCAGCGGCACTAATTTGATCAATCGTTACAATGTGTCCTGCACTTGTAACATCGTCAGTTAAACTTGTTGCACTTGATGTATGTTCGTGTGTGTTGATCCAAAGACCGCCACCATACTTAACAACATCATTAATTTTGTATCGTGTATTAATTGCATGTACTGTTTTGTATTCAATACCGTTGTGTACAACGTCCCACTTAGTTTGATCTGATTCTAGACCATCGCCAGTTGTTGCCGCACTAAGGTGACCTTCATTACAAATGTACATTCTGCCGCCATACTTAACAGTATCGCCGGCTCTGTATCTTGTACTAATTGCCCAGTCGCTTTTCCAGTCCATTCCTTTTGAGAAAATATCCCATTTAGAAAGATCTGCTTCTAATCCATCAGTGTCACTACCTTGTGAACTTGAACCTGTATGTGCTGTGTTACAAAGATATAAATTACCACCGTACTTAACAATGTCATTTACTTTATAAACTGTAGTAATAGTCCAGTCGCTTTTCCAATCAAAGCCTTCTGCAAATAAATCCCATTTAGCTTGATCAGTTTCTAATTTTCCTGCTGTTGCACCGTCTACTTCAGAAGTGTGAGCTGTGTTACAAACGTAAAGGTAACCACCATATTTAATAAGGTCGTTTTGTTTGTAATAGTAGTTAGAAGTCCAAGTACCGTTCCAAGAAACACCATCTGTAAATAGTTGCCATTTAGCTGATTCATCTGTGGCAAAATCTGCAGACGCTGTGTGACCTACGTTACAGAAGTAAGTTCTTCCGCCTTGTCTTACGATGTCGTCTTTATAGTATACAGTTCCGGTTGTCCAAGAACCTTTCCATACAAATCTAATTCTACCTAGTTTAAATTCTGCCATTGTTTCTTCCTACATGCGTGTTATATGTATTTATCATTTGGTTTATATTCCCCCTGGACCGTAGCCATTTTCGCCACCGTCATAGAATCCATCGCTTCCTTCAAAGTCATCTTGACTCTCTGTAAGCATCATAGTATCCATATTACCGTTAAAGAACGCTTGTGCCATCATCATACCACTTGGTATTTTAGTCATGTGCATCGGTACTGGAATATTAATAGCTATTCCACCTGTATTTGATATGTGATTCAAGTCACTAAATTTACAAGTACCTGCTGTAACTGCGTTCGCCGCTACATTTGATCCACCACCACTAATTCTACCTTGTAAATACGCCGCAATAGCTTTTTGTGTTGGTACAATATTGTTACTGTTAGCAACAAATGTTTGTTCTTTTGAGAATTCTCTAATTACAGCGTTTGTTCCACCAAGTATAAACGCTCCAAGTCTAAGTTCGTCAAGACCTTTTAAGTCAAACTGTGAAGCATTAATAGTAACAATACCTGTACTTTGTTCAACTTTAAACAATTCACCAACTCTAAAGTTACCATCTTGGTCTGTAGAAGCGTAGAATACTCTACCTCCATTGTACTCTTGAGCTTCGTATGATTGCTCTGGTGGATTAATATTACCATACCCATCTGTGTATAACAATGGATAAGCAGTATCGCCAAAATTACCAGTACCAATATCTAGGAAGTCATGGAATGTTAATCTTACCTGACTGTAGTTTTGTCTAATATTTGCCGGTGTAGCATGTACTGGCGATTCTTGTACGCCCATGTTAGGACTAATTGTAAGTTTTGCTGTAGCGTTTGGTGTAGCACCTTCTAATATTGTAGCTGTACCAACTTTATAAATTACATCATTAATACCGTCAACTCTAAAGTTATCACCTGGACTTGGAAGTAATGTTAGATTGCTAACAATTATCTCTCCACCAATTTGGAATAAGTCTGCGTAACCGTCACCAGTAATTTCTACTTGGTTAAATTTAGTATAAGCCGCACCTCTGTTAGTAAAGTTAGGTTGACCTAATACTCTATTTTTAACTCTAACTTGATATGTTACTTCTGTTGTTTTCTGTGTATCATGTACATGTATTTGTGGTGGAACACCTGCGTCATAACCACTACCTGTATCTGACATTGTAAACGAATCAATACGTCCTGTTGTTACAGGGAACGCTCTCATTTTAGCTTTAGCACCAAATTTAATTGCCGCTAAATTTACTGTTGCACTTGACGGAGTAATCATAAATCTTGGACCAGCGGCACCAGTTGTTGGTGTCATAGTCATTGGGTGAATTTTTTGTCTGTAATTCTGTGAGTTTAATAAAGGTATAGCTGGTTTGTTGTTCCAAACATGTCCACCATCACCATATAAAATATCACCTTGTACACTAATTGCCATAAACAATCCGTCTTGATAAGCAAGTCCAAATACTCTTGTACCAATGTAGTTTCCGTCTGATACTTGTAACCAACTTGAGTTTGTTGGTCCTGTGTCTTTATCTGTAAAGCTAATATAGAATGTACTGTTTAGTCCAAACGTAGCACTAGTTGTACCTGTCGATGAATTAATCATTGTAGTTGATGGATCAAATACAAATGTAGCTGTTCCATTTGGCTGTACTGATGCTACAAATCTTCCATTACCAAATGCAAATCCTGTAACGTTGTATGTACCTGGAGCAACATTATTTGCTGACTGCCATGTTTGGCCATCGTTAATACTTTCTATAGCAGTACCATCTTCTTTAACAATCATCCACTTACCATTACCGTAAGCTAAGAATTTTTGTCCTGTTCCAAATCCTGTGTTAACATAAGTCCAACTTGTACCGTCTGTTGTACTAATTGCAATTTCATCACTGTCGTCTGCCATTGCAATAACTGTGTGTGAAGTTGTATTATATGGACCTTCAACAATTTCAATCCAGTTGTGTTGATTAATACTGTATGCTGTTGACCCCCATGCTGTACCTGCTGTTGACAAGTTAGCTTTAGTTCCGTCACCTAGTGCAATAAAGTATTTTAATTTACCTTTACACTTAACAATACAATTTGGTCTTACAAAGTCTGCATCAATAATTGCAGGTGTCCATTGGTCTCCTGCTTCATTACTGTAAATTGCTTTATCTGTTCCTGTTGAAGGAAATGCAACCATTGTTGCACCTGTTGCAGAGAAACAATCTTGCCAAGCTGTTGCATTATATCCTGTAGCAAAGCCTTCTTCTGCATATGGTGGTGCTTCTACTTCAATCCTTGATTCAATTCTATAAGTTGTTGATCCGTCTAGTGTTGTTGCAATTGGCCAACCTGGAACTAAATGGTCCCAACCACGTTTGCCATCTGACTCACGTAGTACATTAATCTTTTTAGTTGTAGTAAAGTATTCGTCAATTATTCCAAACTGTCCAACACCTTCACCTTCTTCAATGATAATTTTCATTGACTCACTAATACCTGATACATTAAACGTTAAGTTTGGTGCACCAAAGTTACCAATGTCACTATCTAAAATTGTAATAGTATCTCCAAGTCTATGACTGTGTCCGCCATTTGTAACTGTAACAGTTGCGGCTCCAGTTGCGTCAACACTAACTGTAAATGTTCCTACAGTAGATTTTGCAAGTGGGTTATTTGAAGTTGCTGTAACTCCTGTATATGTATAAGGAGCATCGTCTACGTTACCAACTCTGTTTGCATCTGCGGCACCTATTCCATTAACTGCGGTAATAGCTCTACCAACATAGTATTCTGGTCCGTTTGCATCTGATTGTGCAATAGTAATTGAAATACTATCTCCACCTTGTGCAGAGTTTCTTACACCTGTAATATGTCCTCTACCACCTGGTGTACTCGAGTCACCTGGATCAAGTAATCTAAGTTCACTAATTCCACCGTTTCTAGTATCAGTCGAAGCGTTATCAACTCCAACACCGCTACCTGAACCTGTAATATTATATGTAGCATTAGTATATTCTTCACCTGCGTGTGTGTATCCTAGTGCAAAAATTTGGTTAGCGTTACTGTAAACAGTTGGTGCTATTGCATTGTAATATCTGTTATTAACTGTTGCTGTAATTGGAGTTTCACTAACTAGTTCTCCTTCAGCAAACGATCCGTATTTTCCGTATGAGTTGTTACCGTTTGTAGCACGTAGTTTACCACCTGCTGTAGCATAGTAACCAATATGACAATAATATGTAAACACAGATACAAGCTCTGCTCTACCGTCTTTGTTAGCCCACACACCAATACCATCACTAATAACTTGTGTAAAGTCGTTAGCAACGATTGATTTATTTCCGCTATTGTGTAATGCACCGTCAATTTTTAATCCAACACAAGCAGTACCTATAGTTGTTACGTTTTGTACATATGTTGATTTTGTTGTAATCCATACGCTTGAGTCTGACGGTCCTGTACCTGGGTCAAGTGCAACAAATGCACCTGCACTTGGAACTGATGCTCCGTAAGTATCTGGTGTACCTAGTGTACCTTGTAATCCTTCAAGAGTCATATTTCTAATTCCACAGCCGTTTCTAACTTGGAACATGTCTTGGTCTTCTGAACCTTCTCTTGGTTTAACTGTAGTACTTCTTAATTCGTCTCCAACAATAGCAACACCTGCTGGTACTTTGATAGGAAGAATTTCTTCAAAAATTCCTGTGCTAACAAAAATTGTTGCTGGAGCTCTGTTAGCTTCGTCACCTAAAATATATTGTGTAGCATACTTAATTGTTTTAAATGGGTTAGTTGCTGTTAATCCTGCACCTGAAATATCTTGTCCTGATGTTGCAACATAATACACTTTAGGAATTGTACCTAATGCTTCCCATTGATCGTCACTTGACACAACTTTCATTGCATCACCTGGATTACCAATAGCACGTCTTACATGATTACTTCCATCATGTGTTCTAATATCACCTCTGTATTGCATCACGTTACCAGTAGCACCTACAATGTGTTTCGTCCAGTAACTGTTTGTTGCATCTAGTGCTGGTTCAACTAATGATGAATCATCACCTTCGTGTGCTTGTATACATTTCCATGTTTGTCCTGCTTGAACAACTATGTCGCCTAGTACATAATCTTTAGTATCAATCCATTCACCTTGATATGAAACACCAGTAATTACTAACTGCCAATACATTGAGTATCCACCGTTTGCACTTCTAGTTTCACCTGGATCGTAGTAACCTGATATTTCAGGATCTAATGCATCTGGTTGCTGATTAGTATTATCTTGTACAGCAATATAAACAAATCCGTTATTTCTAACTACGTCACCTGTTCTATATGCAGTTGATGATGTCCATTCACCTGTTACTTTATAACCAGTAATTAATAATTCCCAATCATATAAACCTTGTAAACTTTCACCTTCGTAGAAAACACCTGTTACACTAGGAGCACTACCTAAGTTGTTTGTCATTGATGTATATGTATATCCACCGTAACGTACAATATCACCTGGTTGGTAACTTGTTGATGCTGACCATTCAGCTTCAAAGCCTAGTCCTGGCATCCAAATATCAAATTTACTTTCATCAAAGTCTGTTAATGATGCATGATATTCTTTACATCTCCAAACAGTTGGTCCGTATCTTACTAGATCACCAACTTTATATCTTGTTCCTGATGAGTCTCCGTTATCTTGCCAAAAGCCTTTATATTCAATACCACTTAGTACAACAGTCCATTTGCTTAAATCATCTTCTAAGCCTAATAGAGCTGATGCCGCAGAAGTATGACCTTGTACACATCTATAGATAATACCACCGTATTTTACAACGTCATCTATTTTATATCTTGAGTTAGGAGCCCATTCAAATTTAAAGTCATTACCTTTAAACGTAAGTTGCCATTTTGATTGGTCTTGTTCAAGTCCTGCTGTAATAGAACTTGATGTATGTTCTTCAATACATTTATAAACAATAGAACCGTAACGTATAATGTCACCTATTCTATATCTTGTTAGAGGTGCCCATACTCCGTTCCAATCTTCAGTTGAAGCAAATGATAAAAACTTATCAGTATCGTCAGTAATACCTTCAGCTTGTGTTGTCGCTGATAAATGTTCTTCAATTACACGATAAACTATACCGTTGTATTTTACTAAGTCGTTAACTTTATATCTTGTTTCAACTGCCCAGTTACCTTTCCATTGGTAACCGTCTGACATTAATAACCATTTTGGAGTTGCCGCAGTTAAATCTGTGTTAAAACTAGTTTGGTCTGATAAGTGTCCTTCCATACAAACATAAGTGTTACCACCATGTCTAATGATATCGTCTTTGATGTATGTTGCACCTGCAAGCCAGACATTTTTCCAAGTATATCTTATTCGTGCTAGATTAAATTCGGCCATTATCCTGTGTATCCTGTCGGGTTAGTTCCAAACGGTAAATGATCAGCTGATGCATTGTCATCGTATGTATATTTTGTATTAATTCTTAGGACTAACTCACCTTCTTCATTAACATAATAATAAATGTTTTTTTCGTCCCATCTCATTTGTTCATATACTAAGTTATCAAAAACTAGTACATGGTTAGGATTTCTTCCTTCAAAGAAATCTTCGCCAGTTTGGAAGTCAGCAAAGTTGCCGTCTGGTCCACCTGGTCTGTTCATTTGGATTGCATCTGACGGACTAGCAACGTCTACCTTAGCAACAAACAATGCACCATCATCGTCTCTGCGAAGTGCGTAAAAATATCTATCTCCTGTTTGCCCTGCTAAAGGTGCTTGTCCTACATACTGTACCATTATACAATCTCCACGTAACTTAAAATTACATCAACAGCATCATCTTGATCTGCTGTTACTACTACTTCGTTATTTCCTGGGAGAACTAATTTCTCACCACCATTAATTGCACGTAATGATGCGTTTGGTGCAATCATTACATCTTTAATATAATATCCTAGTACACTAGTATCATCTTTTACTTGAATACTAATTCTAGTGTTACCGTCTAGCAAGTTTGCAATACTCATTCCAATAGCAGTAACTTTACTTGCCGGTGGAACTGTTAGTATTGTGATAGGTACTGTTCCTACACTTTTTTCTACTTTATTTTTAAAAAACGTTGCCATATCTTATATCTTTATCCCATGCTCAAAACTAATTCTAATGCAATATTTTGTGCGTCTGTTTGCGAAACTGATCCTGAACTACCTGCTACTGAATCCCACTGAGTGCCGTCATATATCTCTAAACGTCCATCAGTTGTATTCCATCTCATCATACCAATTACTGGACTAGGGTGTCTTTCTGATCCTGTTCCAACTGGTACAACAAATCCGTCTGTGCCTGCAATTTCAAAGAAGCCTGTTCCTGTGCTACTAAACGTTGTTACTGCATCTGTACTAGTGTTATTTATTGTACTTTGACTAATATTAATGTTGTCTATTTGTACACCACCAGTGCCGTTTGGTGCTAAAATAAGGTCGGTATCAGCTGTTGTTGTACTAATTGTTTGACCGTCGATGCTAATACTGTCAATTTGTAGTTTAGCAACGTTAAATTCTGTTTGTGTAACACTAGCAATTTCAGTTCCACCAGCATAAAAACGTATAGTATCGTCATTTGCACCTGGTGTTAATTCAGCTGTAATATATGTGTCTGCATCTAAATCATACACACCTGTTAATACTACCCAGTTACCATCGTAACCTTCAAACTTTGAAGTAGTTGTGTTGTAACGTATCATACCTACTGCTGGTACACTTGGTCTTTGTGCAGTTGTACCTGCTGGTATTCTAATAGATCCTGTACCATCAATATCAACAACACCTGTTGACGGTGCAAAAACAATATCATTTGCTGAACTAATTCTGCTACCTTTAAGTACAAAATCGTCAATGATAACACTACCGTTACCTGCATATCTTAATTCTAAATCAGCGTTTGAAACTGTGTTTTGTATAACACCTGTATCAATTTGTATGTCATCAATGTATGCACTTGTAGCGTGTATACTGTTCCACGTTTCAGCTGTAGTTCCTAAGTTGTATTTTGCTGTCTCTGACGGTAATAAATCACTTGTAATACCTGCAACAATGTTGATAGTATCGTTCTCGTCATCACCAATAGTAACGTTACCACCAATAGTAATATCACCTGTTGCTGAAACATTCCCTGTTACATTTAAATTCCCTGTAACTTGTGCGTTACCTGTAACGTTTACTTTACCTGTACCGTCTGGAATAATATCTATATCTGCGTTTGAAACTGTTGTACTGATTACATTAGTGTCAAGACGTAAATCGTCAACATCTAATGTTTTTAATGCTGTTACTTTGTCGGAACCAACTGTAGTAAGATTAAGTGTATTTGCAATAGTACTAATTGTATTGCCATTAATTCTAACATCACCTACATATGCTGTACCTGATGAAATTAAATCTATTGATCTTGCTGTTCCGTTAATATCTAAATCGTATTGAGGAGTTGCGGTATTGATACCAACGCGGGTGTTATTAACATCCAGATAAAGTAAATCCGTCTCAAAAGCTAAGTCTACTCCATTACGAAGAAGATTCTGCTTTAAAAGCGGACCAGTAATACGACCTACAGCCACCTTTTTCTCCTAATACGGGGATCCTGTCCCTCCAACCACCTTACATTGCGGGTTGACCACAGTAATGTCCCACAGCACGGTGAACGGTATCTCTCCCTTCACTGGTCTTGTACTATGTTATATGTATTTATCGATTTTGGAATTAACCGAGTGCTAACGTATAGATAAAGCCTAGTTCTTCCATATACTCGGTGTTAATAGAATCACCTGCACCTGATACGTTTGCCCAGGTTTGACTGGCACCATCATACGTTTCAAGGTAGTTTAGTGTAGTATTAAAGCGTGTTGCTCCAATATATCCTAGTGGTCTTGCGGCTGTTGATCCATATGGTATTTTTATTCCATATGTGCCGTCAAATTGAATATATCCGTATATTCCTGTTTTAGATAATACTAGATTATTAGTTGCATGTGTGTTAGTAATAGTATTACCTTTGAACTTAAAGTTTGCTGTAATAACACTACCCGTACCATTTGCTGTTAAATTAATAGCATCGTTAGTACCAGCTGAACTAATAGTTCCGTTGTCAATTGTAATACTGTCTTGTGATACTAGTCTATGTGCAGTCAATCCGTCAACACCCATATTAACATTTGTTACACCATTAGTATAAAAATCAAATCTGTTGCTGTTGTCTGCTAACACATAAGTTTGTCTATCCTCACTCCATATACCTTTTAATGGGGTATATGCGTTTGAAAATAATTCAAAGAAGTTAGTTGTTGTATTATATCTAACATCTCTGTAAGTACTAGGTCTTTGTGCTTCTGTACCATGAGGAACATTTAATGCACCTGCGGCACTAATGCCTACGTCTTCATCACCTGGTTCTATTACTAAATCACCCGATGTAGTTGTAAGTGTACTACTAGAGAAACGCATATTGTCAATAACAACTGCTCCTGTTCCACTAGCACGTATTATTAAATTGTTACCTGAACTTCTAGTTGTAATTACACCTGTGTCAATTTCAATGTCACCTAATACTGCTTTACCAACAGTAAAATTGTTCCACATCTTAGTAGCACTACCTAAGTTTAATAAGTCCTCAGTTCTTCTAGGATTTATATCTTGACTAAAGTCTACACTACCAAATGAAAGTTGATCACTTGCATCGTCACCAAAGTTAAATGTTCCGCCTGTACTAACATTACCTGCAATAGTAATATTTCCGTCGGCGTGCATATCACCTATTTGTACAACACTTTTTAAGAACTGTGTAGTACCCGAACCGTTAGGATCAAATACAATATCGCTGTTTGTAAAACTACTAATTGTGCGTGAATTGAAAGATAACTTTTCAGTATTAATTTCTTCAGCACGAATGTTTGCTTGTGAGTCTAAATTAATATCGCCTACAACTGCTCTAGCACCATTTGTATTAATTTCGATATTGCCGCCAGTTAAGCGTGTTGCATATGGGTCAATAATTTTAACTTGACCGTTAATTTGTAATAAGTCTGTAGGGGCATCTGTTCTAACACCAATACGAGTGTTACTAGAACCAATGTGAAGAAGATCAGTTTCAAATTTAAGATCGGATTGTGTACGTACTAAGTTTGATGCTAGTAACGGACCGGATATTCTTGCTATGGCCATTATGCCCTCCTATACTATATTTATAGGATTTACTTGTCGAAGTTGTGGAAGATTGTTACAGGTTTTCCTGTTGGTACTGCGGTTCCAAATACTACATACCATCCTGCGGCATAGCCACTTGGATTTTGTTCTAGTACATAGTTAGTTGTAGGTATTTGTAAAACGTTTTCTACCATTACAAGTATGTTTTGTGCGGCCGCTGGTGCCGGGTTATAACTGTCACCGTTATTTAATGGACCAAACTTTGTTTCTACATCATCGCCGTTACCTGCGGCTTGTACAACAATGTTTGCTGGAGCAAATCTTCTTACAGGTGCCCATGAACTGTTTTCATAATTTTCAAATACGTTAGTTGTAGTATTGTAACGCATCATTCCGTTGGTCGGATTGCCTGGTTGCTGTGCAGTTGTACCAATTGGTACCATTACAGCGTTAGTACTGTCTAATGTAACTAGGCCATTAATATCTCTACGAATATCTTTGTTACCGTAGATGCCTCTAGCATTTGTACTTTGTGCTTTTAAAAAACGCATATTAAACTTCCAAATAACTAACTGTTACACTTAAATTCAACGGTGCTTGACTTAGTAGTGTAACTGAATCTCCTGCTGATAAGATAACTTTTTCACTATCAAATGTAAAAGTTTCTCCACCTGGTACAGGCATCTCTTTAACAACCATATTAGTATTACTCTTAGGTTGTGATTGCTGTACAAAGTGCAAATCAAAAGAAGTATCATTAGTACCTGCCGCATCGTATGCCGCTGTATTACATACCATAATAGTTGTAATAGCATATGATTTGTTTGCTGGTACTGTTAGTACTACTGTATCTGTTGCGCCTATTGTTGCTTGTGCTATTGCCATTTTGCTTCCTTAAAAAATCATACTCAAAAGTAATGATCTATTTTTACTTACTAATTCATCATTTACATTACTACTATTTACATAATATATTCCTGTTTTGCCTACTCCTGGAGCCTTAACATAAAGTTTTGCTCCATCTGTTGGTGCTGAAGGATCAACACTTGCATCATCTGAACTAGGTGTTGATAGTATCTGTAGTTGGTCGTCTACAACAACTGAACCTGTGCCAGGTGCTGATAAAACAAGATCTGCACTACTTACTGTAGTTTCAATCATTGAACCGGTAATTCTTAAATCGTGTAATTCTGTTCTATTGTTGAAGTATGTAACATTGTTAACACCGTCAACTGTAATACTAAAGTTACTTGCTAAACCATTGTCTTCAAAGTCTGAAACAACAATCTCTGTAAGACTAGCACTACCTGTTCTTAGTCTTTTAAAGTTTGCCGCGGCAACCTGTGTTGCAACAGCGCCGTCAACATACGCTTTGTTTGGAATGTCATCGTCGTCTGTAACTTGGTCTTCGTAATTATTTGTACCACTAACACTAACAACACCTGTACCTGCATTGATTAAAAATAAATCTCCGCCACCTGTTGCAATACTTCTAACGTTTAGTCCAACGTTTCCACCGGACTCATCTATTAGTGTAAATGCACCTGTCTTAATTGTTTGTGTTACTGGATCATTCCACGAAATACTTTCGTCGAATAAAAACTGTGTGTCAGGTAAGCTACCTCTTTCAACTCTAAAACCAGATTGATTAAGTGTAACACCTGCTCCTGTTTCGCCAGCATTGAGAACAATAATATTATCGTCAATATTTAAATCAGCACTGGTAACATTTGTTTGTGTACCATTAACAACTAAATTACCTGTTAGGTATAGTTGTCCAATTTGGTTACCGGTATCAATAGTAAGCGTTCCACCACTTGCTACCTTTAACGTATAATCACCATCTGTTACTAATTGTCTCATTTATAAATTCCTAAGCAAACAATGTAGGGGATTGCTCCCCTACACTATTAATATATTATGCGTCTTCTGTTAGATCGTCGTCGTCTGTACCAGTTAATGTGTTATCATCACCAGCTTCTTCCATTCTAACTGTACCAGATGCCGCGGCACCAGTTAACGCCCACTTAAGGCTTTCGCCGTCTAGTGCGTTAGATCCAGTTGCACTTGGCTGAGCTACTTTAACCATACGGTTTGTAATTTTACTTACGCCATAAGTTTCTGAGTCTGCACCTTGTACTGAAATTGACATTTGGCCAGCTGTTAAAGCCGCTGGTAATACGCCAGTTGTTAGTGTACAATCAAAAGTTCCTGCTGTTTCAATTTCTTCAACACGGAATTTTTTTGAACCTAGTTGTTTAACAATATAACCTTCTTTAACGGCTGTGCCATTATGAAAGTTTACTTTGATCTCTGTTCCGCCAGCAGTTGGGCCTACACCCTCTACTCCGAAATATCTTTTATTAATTGGTCTTCCCATTTGTTTTCTCCTATAAAAAGTAGTCCAATGCCCGTTCTATGAGCTACGCAGTTGGTATTCTGCATAAGTCCGCCTTGCGGCACACTATTTGACACAAGTATTTATCTGTTTAATCAATTCGTACTGTTAATGAAATGAAATCTCTTACAAAATCAAATTGTGTTTCTAGTACTTCGAACAGTTGGCCGTTTAAACTTGTTTTAACTAGGCTGTAGCTGTTCTTTCCTATGTTGCTATAGTAATGCTTGTCTAAACCGTATCGACGTCCGTAAGAGGGGAATACGCTTGTTACAAACAGGCATGTGTCACCTAATTCTTTAGCTGTTAATCTATAAGGTTGTTTTAGTGCAAGGTAAGATTGTGCAAAACTTTCAACGGGAATAATATTTGGTTTATCTATTTTGGATGCAAGAAGCATTACTACATATGCTTCAACTTCTACTGGAAGTTCGTATCCTGTAGTGGACTGTGTCTCTTGGACAAGGTCGTAAAAGACTGTTGTGTACTCGTCCTTCATACTAATATTTAGCAGAACGTTTAGTCACAAAAAAAACTGCATAAAGCAGTTTGTCATTGTTTAGAAGTTGTTATATGTATTTAGCCGGTCGGCGAAAAAGGTGCTTATAATAGGTCTTTTTGCGAGTCTAAATTTAAGTATAGCAAAATAGGTAGGACTTGGTTACACCTACAAGCACGTACCCGAATACCATTCTAATACGTACAACCTAACCCCGCTAGTGACTGCGATGTGATACTGCGTATTTCTACTACAGCACCTGGGTACCACCCCTGGCTAGTCAAGTTCGACCCTTCTGGTAAAGGCCTCTTCCTTGCACTATAAACAAAAGCTAATTACTCTTTTGTTGCTATATTAATAATATAACATTGTTATTAACAAAGAGCAATCACTTTGTTTACCAAAATATATAAAATGGAATTTTAGTCATAAAAAAAGGGCGAACAATTAAGTCCGCCCTTTCTAGTACTTCTATTTAAGACTATGTCTTAAGAGAATGTTACACCTGCGATAGTAACTGTACCTAAGTAGTCCGCCGCGTTACCTAGAGACGATGCTGTGTTTGATAACTCAACATATCCGTATCTAGTCATGAAGCTTACTACTGGCTCAAAGCTATCAGGGTCTAACACTACGCCACTGCTCATTAATGGAATGTATGGGCAGTAAAACGCTGGTGCGTCTGACTCTGAAGATCCTTTGTAACCAACTAGTACTGCTGTGTTATCAGCCGCATATGAATCAACATATACTTTCATAGCACTATTCAAAGTACCAACCATTTTAGTATTAGTTGGAGCTTCGAAAGAACCTTCAGTTGTTCTTGCGAACGCTGAAGTTGTTGCTGACTGAAGTACAGTTAATGCATGTGGCGATACCACTGCGTAGTTACCAGCACCACGTCTAGTACGCTGAGCGATAGTGTTTGCAACACGGTTGATCATTACAGCTAATGCCGCATGTTCGTCACCTACGAATGTTGCAGTACCACTTACAGCAGTCTGGTCGTATGCTTGTTGGTTTGTAGATCCTGCTAAAGCACGTAAAGAAGCTAATACTTCTTGATCAATCTCAGCAGTAATTTCTTGGGCTAATGCCGCCATAATTTCTGCTTCAATATCGATACCTTGCTGTGCTTGAGCATCTTGAGCCGCTTCAAAAGTCCATCTAGCTGATAGCTTTCTGGTTTTTGCTTCGACAGTTTGCTTTAAGATCTGGATTGATAATCTCTTACCAGCCGCACCTTCAAGAGCCGCTGTTGCAGATCCTTTTGGTGTTGCATCTGTAGCGTTACCTGAGTAAGCTGATGCGATCTTAAATGGTGAAAGTGCTTCTTCACCTACTTCGTTACCATCAGATGAATCTGAGTAACGTACTCTTAATGTGTGGATTTGACCCACTGGACCTGTCATAGGCTGTACACCGACTAATTCGTTGGCGATTACAGTTGGCATGACACGTCTGATTACTGGTAGGATAACTCTATTTAGAGTTGCAACATTACCGGCGCTTGTAGAACCAGCTGTAGCAGTCTCATTCAACCACTTGCGTGTGTTTTCAAGAGTGCTTGCCATTGTTGCTTTCTTATTGCCTTGAAGGCCTTCTAAAAGTGCAACTTTGGTATCCTGCCAGCGACTTTCTAGTAGTTCTGACATTATTTTCTCCTTATTTCAATCCTGCAAGTCGTCTAATGTCAACAATATTATTTGTTGATTCGACGCTTACACTACTAACGTTAGTTTTTCTATTGCCTGTGATTTCTTTTGCCTCTGACTCTGTCAATTTCGCCTTCTTCTTTTCCGGAGTCTTCCCGTCAATAACGGCAGTAATGTACTTGTCAAACGCACCTTTCAGTTTGTCCGTTTGTACACTTTCCAGTAAGTCATTCATAATCTCACGTTGATCCTTGCTCAAAGGACCAGTTAATTCGTGCATTACTTCTTTTCTCTTAGTCGCTTCAACTAATTTAGCAATCTCTGCTTCTTTAGATTCAATAATCTTCGACTTCTCAGCAACATCTGCTTTAGCTTCTTCAACTGTTTTGTCTTTCAACTCAACAACTTTCATTAGCTTAGATGTTTCTGATTTTTCATTTAAGTATGAGTTAGTATACTCACCCGCAAATGTTTCGAAAATCTTGCGACCAAAATCGTTTTTACGTGCTGAATCAATATCTTCTTTCAGTGCAGTAATTTCCTTTTTAAGGCCTTTACTTACTGTTTCAGTTACTAGTTCTGCACTTCTCTTAACAAAGTTAGCTTTAACTTTTGCTAAGTGATCTTTAGCTTCACGTACTAAACGTACTTTCGTTTCTGCTAAGTCTTTCTTATCTTGATGGAACTCTGCAATTTCTTTTGACAAAGCTTCTACTACAAATTCTTCAAGAGCACCAAATTTCTCTGATACAACTTTCTGATCTTCATGTAGTTCTCCAACTTCCTTCTTAAGCTGATCAAATACAAAGCCTTTTAGCATACCTGCGTTTTCACGCATTGCAACAGCGTATTTTGCTCTTGCTTCTGCTAATGCTTTTCTATCTTCAGCAAATTCGGAAATTTCTTCACTTAGTTTATCGTTGACTAATGCATCAACTGCTTCTACCATTTGAGCCTTATCATGCTCATACTTTGAAGCAAACTCTTCGCGAAGTTCAGCTGTGACAGCAAGTTTATTTTCATTAACTTGTTTGTCCCACGCTTCTTGGATGTCAGCTTTAATCTCTTCAGAAAGAACATTGTTTTCAAAAAGTGATTTTAGTGCTTCCAACATTATGGTCTCCTATTACCTTAGACCCTTGATGATATTCACCAAAGATTCTTTTAAATATTTTTGTGCCTTCGCGTCGCCTTGGACTTCTCTTGCTAATTCTAATGCCTTGTACCCCCCACGGGCGTTTATTAAATGCTCATATATTGGGGTTGGGTATGCACCCGGAGCACTTGGCTGTGCTACAACATCAACTGTAATAATCTCGTAGTCACTTACTTCGCCGGCACCGTCTTCACTTACGTTGCCTGACCCACGCGATGAAACACCTAGTTTAACTCCGCTTTCCAGCATTGTTTGAACTAGTTGTCCCATTGGCGTCGGTAATACTTTTAACTTGCCATAACCGTTTGGTCCATCCATCCACATATCTGTGATCATATGGCTTACACGGTCTAAGTTAATGTTAAGTCCTTCTGGGTGATCAACTTCTCCAAGAACACTATATCCTCCTGTGATTTGATCGTTGAGAGTTTTGACAGCTCTACCTATCTCAGTAACAGGGTAAACTCGCTGGTTTGCGTTTTTTACACCGCCCTGGATACAAATACCTTTAAGATAAAGATCTTTGCCTCCATTCTTGTTTTCAGTAGTCTCGACAACCATACCTGCTTGGTCGAATGTCAATGTCTCAGTTAAATTAAACACCTATAAGTTCCTTAACTATTAAGATCCGATAGTACTTTTACTATCAGTTCCACTTTCGCCTGCGCCTTTTTTCTCAGCGCCGTGGCCTTTTGAGTTAGCACTCATTGACTTTGAAGCTTTTCCGCCTGGTACGTTAACGTTCCCTGCGTTATCTTCTTTAGCCGAGTCAGCTTTCCCACCTTTTTCATCGCCACCTTGTGCAATGTTTCCAGCAGTTCCACCCATGTCGTTAGCGCCAGCTACTGGAGACTTAGTGTTATCACCGTTGTCGCCCATATTAGCTGTTACTTTTTCAACATACTCACGCATTTCAGTGTTGGCATCTTTTTTGCCTTCAAATGCTGGTGCTACTTCAAGATCGGCTTCAGGAGCAATAGCTTCTTCTGCCTCATCGTCATCACCTTCGTCGTCTCCAGCGTCCATATCCATTTCTGGTTCTGCATCGCCTTCGTCTTCGTCACCGTCTTTATCAGCCATCATAGCGTCAAATTCAGCTTTTAGGTCATCGAATGTATCTTCCAAATCAGTGACTCTGTCTTCAATGTCTTCGTCATCTTCTTTGTCACCTTCTTCGCTGTCTGCGGCAATATCTGCCATCATGTCATCAGCGGCATCGCCACCCATGTCATCTTCAGCTTCTGGTGTAATTTCGTCTACAAAGTTTTCGTCAACTTCTTCGTCTGAAGCTTCGTCTACTTCTTCATCAGTTGCTTCGTCTACTTCTTCGTCAGTAGCTTCGTCAACTTCTTCGTCAGTTGCTTCGTTAGTTTCTTCGTCGTTGCTTGACTCATCAACTTCTTCGTCAGTAGTTTCATCTACTTCTTCATCAGTTGCTTCGTCTACTTCAACTTCTTCTACGTCATCTTTTAATAAGTTTTCATAGATATCGCGTGATTTCTCAACTACGATTTCGTGGAACAATTCTTCTGCTCCCGCTTTGTCTTCAGCAATTAGCTTTTCAAGCATTGCTTCAAATTTATTTTGATTAGCCATTTTTTATCTCCTCCTGTTGTTTAGATACGATAAGCTGTCAGTTGTATTTATGGAAAATGATTAAAAGGGTGGTTAAACCGGTCAAAACGAGCCGATTTTACATTAAGATTGTAAATTCACGAATTTTTCAGTGAATTCAGCTACTGTAATATGGGATAGGTTACCTAAGGGTCTTAAATTGTCTGGGCAGTAATCATCCTTATTCTCTACTACACGTATATATCTCTTTCCAACATTTTTTTGAATTACTATTCCTGTTTGCCTGCTCCAATTGCCATGATATGTTGCTACTTCTTCGCTTCTTTTGTAGTTTTTTGTATTTGCATACAAATTATTAATTTTGCCTTCTATTCCTTCGTAGTCAAAGCCTAGTATGTATATTTCGCTGTGTTGATGATCTGCACCATAAGATGCTAACCATAATGCTGTAGGTCCACTTGACCAACCTAAAGGATCAGCAAAGTAGTTAAAGCAATGAAATTTTTCGTATAGTTTGTTTGGATTAGTCCAAACTTTGTTTTCGTGTTGATACTTTGAATTGTTAATTTCAGTAACCATCTTAGTATCTACAGCAACAAGATAGTCAGGTCTTAATCCTGATCTGTAAACAGCGTTACAGGCATATAATGTTCCGTGTGCTTTAAGTGGTTCTAAGGGTATAGGTTTTCTTGACGTGCCGTTACCAATAACAAATGCTATTGACATTTTTAAACAGCCTGTTCTGCATTCGCGGCAAGTCCATACATTTGTCTTACGAAATGTAATTCCTTGTCCTGCTCCTCTTTGTGCAAATCAGATGCTTTACGCATTTTGTTTATCTGACGTAATGTTAAACGTGTCTTACGTGTGTCGTCTTTTTTCATAATTGAATCATCAGACTTGGGATCGTAAGCGTTGTTTTCAACTGGCTCCAAAGTTTCTTTATCAAAATAAAATAGTTCACGTAGTATCATGTTAATATTTATCCTTCAGCGCCTGGTACTGGGGCATCATCGCCTGTTACTGTTTCTGGTGGTGTGCCTGCTCCGCCATCTTCTGGTGCCGGTGCGTCTGGATCAACTGCTTCATCTTCCATTCCGCCAAGGTCTGCACTCATGCCTGCGGCACTAACACCTGCTCCACGCATTTCGCCTGCGGCGTCTGTTGGAACTGGAGTTAAGTTTTCGTCATTTTCTTCACGCCAGAACTTTTCGTTCTCTGCAACTTCTTCTGCACTTAGTCCTAAGAAACGTTTAAGTGCAAATCTATTTGACACATAAGGTATAGCCGCCATTTGAGTAAATGTTCCAACTCTTGCATTGTCAAGTTCTGATTGTCTGTAACTTGCAAAGTTTTGTGGTGGTTGCATCCTTAGGTCAAACATTGCTGTGTCAATGTTAATACCTTTTTCTAATAGGTAGCGTTTAAAGTCTTGATTAAATTGTTCTGTTAAAAGTCCTTGTAGTCTTTCGCAATAGGTGTTAAAGCGTAACTCTTGAATGTACGCAGTACCCACTCGCCCATCTTGGAATGCACTAGCACCATCGTCAGGCCCTGTAGGAAGATAAGAACTAGGAATACGCAAACCGCGTACCAACTTATTAGTAAAATATCTAAGATCATCAATCTCTCCTAAGTTTGTACCACCTGGTAGTGTTTCAACTTTAGATCCACGTCCTTCTGCTGTTTGCGGAAAGAAGTAATCTTCGTTAATGCTTAATGGGTTATAGCTAGAGTCAATAACATTATTTCCTCCACCTGTACTACTTGGAATACGTCTTTGGTGTATATCTGTTTTTACACGTTCAACAAATTGCATTGCCAAGTGTGATGGCATATTACCTACGTCAACGTAAAATACTCTACGTTCAGGTGCTCTTTGCACTCTGTAAATAATAATAGCATCTTCTAATAATTCTTTTTGTTTGTATACTTTAAATATACTTTCTAACAAACTGTTACCAAATGGGAAGTTGTTGTCTAACCCTTCTGATAAACTTAGGTGTACAATATGTTCTGCATCAACTGCAAACTCTGATTCGCCTTTTGCAAAACGTCCACCTTGTAATGCTTGGTTAGGTGCACCTGTCATTCCACGTGAGCCACCAGTCATGTAACCTTCGCCACCGCCTGTAACATTACCGTTTGTTTGTAATGGAGTAGTTGCTACGTTTGAAACAAAGTTTAAGTTTACATTTTTAATAACATACTGTTCAGGTTTTTTACCTTCTGATTCGTTAACAATAATCTTTGTAACGTTTGCAGGATCAATGTAATGCCATTTTTTAGTTTCTGGATCTCTAATAAAAAATGCATCACCATACTTGAATACATTACGTAAAATACGAAACATTTTTGTTTCAAAGTTTTGTACTTTACACCACTGTTGTAAGTATAGTTTAAGTGTTTGTACTTCTGTATTAGTTGCATCAGATTTGAAATCCATAACAAACGGACTTCTGTTTGAAGTATTTTTTTGGGTTGTAAATTCTGCTAAAATATCTAATGCGGCATTTACTTCACTATCGTTGTCCATAGTGTTATATTGTCCGTATCTTTCAACACGATTTGGAGAACCTACATATACATCTGGCAAGTAACTTGAATAGTTTGCTTGGGCAGGACCCATACCTTGGTTAGTACTTCCGCCAAGTGGGCTATAACTGCCGTCTTGGGCAGAACCTGTTGGAACTGGCGTAAAATAACGTTTCCAACTCATTATGCCGCTCCTGATATTGCGTTTGTCATAGCTTTTCCACCTTTAGTTTGTTTTTTAAGTTCATCTAATATAAGTGTGTTAGTACTATTTAACTGATTCAGTAAGCTACTCGACTTATCTTGACTCTCATTATTGACATTTAATACTTTAGTAAACGATGCTTTGGTTTCAGCATCCATATTTTTGTATTCTTCGTTGTATTGTCCAATTTGTTTAATTAATTCTTTTAAGTTTTTGGTTACTTGTTTAAGGTTTGCACCATCCATAGTTTCAATATATGCCGCAATGCCTTGTAACCCATCTCCAATAGCTTTAATTCCAGCGGAATCAATATCAGCAAACGCCTCAAGGTCGTCAGCCATATCTTTCATTCCACCATCATTGCCAAACAATCCGCCAATGAATTTACTAAAGCTATCCATAATACCGTCACCGGTAAATGCCGCAATACCTGTTTGTAAACTAGTTAATGCAGGACCCATATCCTTCATTGATTTAGAATCAATACCTTCAAACGATTTAACGCCTGCGGCAATTTTTTCTAATACGCCTTCACTCATAAACGATGCAACAACACCGCCTTTAGCAAGACCCATAATATTATCTGTAAGTGGTTTTAAGGCCCCACCAACGTCACCTAATTTTTTTGAATCAAGGTCTTCAAACTTTTTCAATCCAACTGCAACATTGTCAACAGATGTGGTGATCGAATCTATCAACGCCGCAATTCCAAATCCTGCTACACCTACTCCGGCAAATGCTACTCCAATTGCCAAAACGCCTGGCGTTGCTAATGCTAACGGAGCCGCCATAGCCGCAACAGCCGCTGTGAATCCAATTAATACAGCCGCGGCACCAATACCGCCCCACATTAATGCTTTACCCCACGATTCAAATTTTTCAATTATTGGACCTAATGATTCAAACAATCCTCCCATTAGTCCACTTGATTTCGAACCTGCATTTTTATTATGCTCTGGATGTCCTGGTGGCGGACCTGTGTCAGCACCAAATAATGTTTTGATAGGATTAATAAGATACTTGGTTACTAGTTCACCAATGCTTAACTTGCCCCAATCTTTTTTAAAGTCTTCAACCATTGTACCAAGGTTGTCAAACAATGTTCCTAGTCTATCAACAAATCCCTGAATAGATGTTTGTGTTTCGTCTTTGTTGAACCATGCTGTAAGGTCTGACATTACTTTTTGCAGTTTGTCAAATATACCTGAGTCAAGCAATTTAACTAAGATAGTACTACGTATCTTTTCAATCATACTATCAAAGTCAGTAAGTGTTTTATCTTTAGCCGCAATAGCATCTAATTGTTTTTGTTCTGCATCACTAAGTTTTCCACCAACTTCACCCATTTTTGCTAGTGCTAATACAGCATCATATGTAGTATCACCTAGTGCTTGTGATTGTGCAATTACTGCCGCATTTTCCTTAACAAACCTTTTTGCTTCTTCTACTTGCAAGTTAGTCATCTCTGCAAAATCATCTGCTGATAAAGAACCATCTCTCAATCCTTGTGCCATTGTTGCAAACTCTGGATTAGTTCGTAGCAAACTCTTTCCAAAGTCACTTAATGGAGCACCGTTAGTTGCAATCAATTCTTTTATTGCGTCTTCCATTTCTGGACTTCCGCCTTTGATCAATGCTAAACTAGCATTCATTTGTTCTTGAACGCTAGAATCCATGTTCATGAACAATGCTTGTAATCTCTTATCAGTACTTTGAGCTTTTAATTCTTCTGCGGCTTGCTTTCTAGACATACCTGTAATTTTAGCAAGTGCATCAAGTTGCATAATATAATTCTGTGTGCCTTTAGCAAGACTTCTATCAGAACGATCTTTCAATCTACCTTGAATTCTTTGTAAGTCAATATAGTCAGCTGTAAATTCAGTTACATCTTCCATTGTCATACCTAGTTTAGAAAAATCTGTTTGTGATTGCTGTACATATTTTGAAATTTTAGAAAATCTATCAGCACCTGTAGTTGCGCCGCCAAATGCTACTGCTAACATCTGTGAATTTTCTTGTATTGTACCTGCTAAGGTAGCCATGTTTAATCCTGCTTCAGCGGCACGTCTTTGCATTTCAAACATACTAGAACCAAAGTCAATACCTGCTCCAGACAATGATCTGTACATGTCAATTTGATTATCAAGTACATTCAGCATTGTTTGGCCAAACTGACCAATCACGCCGCCTACAATAGGAAATTTTGATATTAGTCCTGTAACATGCTGTCCAAAGTCACTTATTCGATTACCGCCAGCAATTAGTTCTTTACCAAGACCACCAAATGTTTGGATAGTATTACCTATTCCGCTGAATAGTCCTAATGAGTATCTATCAAATGCTTTTGCAGTATTTCTAACTCGTTCTGAAAGTTTCTTCTGTGCTTTGGTTGCGTCTTTCTTAGCTTCAGTACCTTCTGCTGTAGCCTTGTTATCTTCTTTAGATATAGCAACGCCTTTGGTTTTGACGTCATTTGCCATTTTTTCAGTGGCCGCACCACCGCCCTTGGAGCCTTTTTCCATTAGTGCAACTAGACGTTGGAGAGTAGCTTCACTAGCCGCATTGCTAGTAACTCCATCCATTCCACCGCCTCTGTATGTGACATCAACCATTTATTAAGTACCTATATAACTCAGATTCATAAATATACTATATGAACACTTATTATTTATCCGGAGAAAAACCATGCCAGAAATAGAGAGAAGCGGAGCCAATCCGTTACAGAAGTATTTTAGGCAACCAAAAATTTACATTAAGTTGCCAAGCAACGGCAGATGGTATCCTAATGGAAGTTTAGAAGTAACAGACAATATGGAATTCCCTGTTTATGCAATGACGGCAAGAGATGAACTTATGTTTAAAACTCCTGATGCATTACTTAACGGTCAATCTACAGTTGATGTTATCCAAAGTTGTGTACCTAATATTAAAAACGGTTGGGACATACCAACACTTGATATTGATACACTATTGGTTGCTATTAGAATTGCCACATACGGGGAGAAATTAGAATTAACTTCTAAAATCCCAAATACAAAACTAGAACGTAAATTTGACCTAGACTTAAGAGTAGTACTTGACAAGTTTCAAAATGTTGCGTTTGATGATACTCTTACAATAGACGAGCTTACCCTTACAGTAAGGCCGCAAACGTATCGTGAGTTTACAAAAGTTGCAACTAAGACTTTTGAAGAACAGCGTATTGCTTCAGTCATACAAGAAGATGATATGACAGAAGAACAAAAACTAGAAATCTTTAATCAAGCATTCCAACGCTTAACAAGTATTACAGTTGATATGGTCATGCAAGGAATTGTATCGATCCAAACAGGTGAAGATGTTGTAACTGACAAATTACACATTCAACAGTTTATACAAAATGCAGACAAGAAGTTTTATTCTTCTGTTGTTGAAAGTATGGAATCACAAAAGAAAAAGTTTACGTTAGAGCCAATCACAGTTGACGCAACAGAAGAAGAAATCAAAGAAGGCGCACCTAAGCAATGGGAAATGCCTGTTTCGTTTGATCAATCAAATTTTTTCGTATAAGGATAGCTTCTAAGTCTCTAGAGGATATCCTAAGACTGGTCGACAACCTAGAAAACGAGACAAAAAACATCAAGATGGAACTTGCACGCCTGTGTTGGTACATGCGTGGTGCAATTAGTCTTGAAGAAATGTATCAAGTGGGTCCTGAAGATAGAGAAATATTCGCTAAACTAATTAAAGAAAACTTAGAGACTGCTAAAAAGACTGGGCAACCGTTCTGGTAGGATTTAGCAGAAAATCAAATAAAATATAACCCACGAAAATAATGCTCCTTTAGCAAAGGCTGTCCACATCATTTGATAGTCGGATAGCTTTGTGCATTTTTGGAAATCATGTATATGTTGTTCGTGCCAGTTAATTAGATTTTTTAAATACTGTTTCATTTTGCAATTAACATCTGTCGTACTTGTTTCTGCACACCTGCTTTAGCAATTCTTGTTGCTAAGTCTGGCAAATCAACTGTGCTACCTTGCGATGTAGTACTACCACCTACTAGGTCTTGTTTGATACTGTCTGTATTTGCACCAGACTGTTTAATTTTTTGTGCTAGTGCTTTAACATTGCTTTGTGTAGGTGTAGCTGTGTTGCTACCCGGTTTTTTAGGCGTTGTTGGTTTACTAGATGGTTCTTGTTTGCCTGGTTTAGTTGGAGCGCCTTTAGTATTTGTACTGTCTAAGTTCTTTGCACCTGTGTTTGTAGGCTCAGCTTGAGCAGGTTCTGCTGGTGCTTTAGTTGGTTTAGCTGGTGTTTGTGTGTCTTTTGTATTATCACTTGCTGTTGACGCTTGTGTTGCGTCTGCGGCACCATCTGTAGGTGTTTGTGCATCAGCTTTAGTTACTTCGTCTGGACTAATTGGTGCTTGTGTTGATCCTGCAATACTGCTTATCTGATCGTTAGTTAATCCTGCACCTGATAAAATATTTACAATGCTACCGGAATCAGTTGGTTCACCCATCTTCTTCCAATCTTTATTAAGTTTGTTAGCAGTAACTTTGTTACCTACATCTTTAGCACCTTGCTTAACTGCACCAACTGCTCCTTTGGCACCTTTAGCAACTGCTCCCGCACCTTGCTTAACTGCTCCTGCGGCTTTACTTGCAACTTTACCTGCACCACGTTTTAGTTTAGCACCTAGTGAATTAGGATTGTCTAATGGTAGTTCTTGTTGTGCTGGATCTGCTTCTTGTAAGTATTCGTTAAATGCATCTTCATAATCAATTGATTCTGCTTTATCTCCTACTGCTCCAAAGTCTGAAAGTTTTTGACTCTTGTCAAAGTTTTTATCTACAGGTGTTGCATCACTTCCGCCTTTAAGATCAAGTTCCAGTTGTTTCATTTCTTCTGGTGCAACAGGTTTAACTTTGTGCATTTCTTTTTTAGCATCATCAACTGTTGCCGCCGCACCTTGTGCCGCCGCCGCTATTGCTCCGCCTGCATCGTTAACTGCCGCTATTGCTTTGTCGCCATCATCAAGTACAGCAATTACAGCATCTATCTGATCACTTGTTAACGCATCTTTTGGAATGTCTTTAATAGCAAGTGCTAGTGTTGTAAGATCTGAGTTTGCTGTTTGTGTTGCAGAAAGAAATTCGTGCAGTTGTCCTGCCGCTTTATAATACTCTGGCGAAAATACTTTTA